GTGCAGGAACAGGTAAGACTTTCGTTGCTCTTTATCTGGCACTAAAAGATGTGTTGGATGAATACACACCATACGATAAAGTTTACATCGTTCGTTCACTGGTTGCTACGAGAGAGATTGGTTTCCTACCTGGAACCCATGAAGATAAAGCATCTCTCTATCAGATACCATACAAGAACATGGTTCAAAACATGTTCGAGATGCCTGATGATTCAGCATTTGAAATGTTGTATGAGAATCTTAAGCAGCAAGAAACTGTATCTTTCTGGTCCACATCTTTCCTTCGTGGCACCACACTAGACAACTCTATTGTTCTTATCGATGAGTGTCAGAACTTAAACTTCCACGAACTTGATTCAATCATGACACGTTGTGGTCAAGATACAAAGATCATGTTCTGTGGTGACTCTAACCAGTCCGACTTACAGAAGATCAATGAGAAGACAGGTATCCTGGACTTCCAAAAGATCATTGCAACCATGGTAGAAGACTTCTCCATGATTGAATATGGTATTGAAGACATTGTTCGTTCAGGTCTTGTCAAGAACTATCTAATTGCTAAACTAAACTTAGGATTGTAATGCATATCTTTGATCATGTTGGGATGAATCCCATTGAAATGACAACTGAATCAATCGATGGGAAGAGATACTATGTCACCCCTAGTGGTGGTAAGTATCCATCTATCACCACTGTGATCAGTAATAACTCTAAGAAGCAGGCAGGTCTTGCTCGCTGGCGCAATAGAGTTGGTAAAGAGAAAGCACAAGCAGTATCTAATCGTGCTGCAGGTAGAGGCACTCGCTATCATAAACTGGTGGAAGACTACATCAACAATGAGTTGGACACTAAGAAGTATAAAGATATGCCTCTACCTTGGGTGATGTTCCACTCAAGCAAGCATATTTTAGACAAGATAAATAAAGTATACCTACAAGAAGCAGCGTTATATTCTGATTACCTCAAGATTGCAGGACGTGTTGACTGCATCGCTGAGTATGATGGAGAACTCGCTATTATTGACTTTAAAACTTCTGCTGAACAAAAAAAGGAAGCGTGGTTGTACGATTATTACGTACAAGAAACTGCATATGCCTGCTGTTTGCAAGAATTGTATGGCATTACAGTAAAGAAACTAGTAACAATTGTTGCTTGTGAAAATAGTGATGTTCAAGTTTCAGTAGTGACCCCTAAAAAAGAATACTTTTTAAGACTACAAGAGTACATCACCGAATACCAGGAAAAATATGCAGGAAAATCCCGAGGATAAATTTATGACTGCTGCGAGATTCTCACAGGACGTGGAGAAATTAGTATTAAATAATAATGATATGAATTATATTGATGCGGTTATCCACTATTGTGAAGTTAACGAGATTGAAATAGAATCTGTATCTAAGTTGGTTAGCAAACCACTTAAAGAAAAATTGAAGTTTGATGCACAGCAACTTAACTTCATGAAGAAAACAAGTAGAGCAAAATTAATGCTAGTATGAGTAACTTTTTCCAATCCGAAATGGTACGTGGAGACCTACAAGAAATGGCAGAGATGCAGCAGTTTTGTATGCGTTCTATGATGTCATTTCCTGTTCTTTCTTTAGACAAACAACTTCAATACTTTGAAGTTCTTGAAACTCTTATTGAAAAACAGAAAGTTTTTTACACCAGACTAACACTTTCTGATGATGAAGAAGCAAAAGATATGGTACAATCAATGAAAGATTCTGCCATACTTCTAGGTGCTGAAGAAAATGAAGATCTCAATGAGATGTTTAACAATCTACAGACCAGAGTCGAAGCTCTCAAGAAAGAAGCCAAGTCTCGTCTAGAACAAGGGGGTTGACACCCCACCATAGCAATGCTATAATACTTTTGTTGGGCAGACGAGTCGGGGGTGACCCGCCTGCACGTAAGACCCAACACGCAAACCAAATCCTATAAATCCAACATGTCATTCGCAGATCTGAAGCGCAAGTCCCAATCTAACTTCGACTTCCTCCAGAAAGAACTCACGAAATCCACTAAAGAAGGTGGTGCCGATGAGCGTCTATGGAAACCAGCACTCGACAAGAGTGGTAACGGGTATGCCGTTATTCGTTTCCTCCCCGCCCCTAATGGAGAGTCACTCCCATGGGCAAAAGTCTACTCCCACGCCTTCCAAGGTCCTGGTGGTTGGTTGATCGACAATTGTCTGACGACTAACGGAGACCAGTGTCCTGTCTGTGCCGCTAACAATAAGTTGTGGAACAGCGGTGTTGAGTCAGACAAAGAAATCGCACGTAATCGCAAGCGCAAGTTGTCTTACTACAGCAACATCTATGTTGTTAAGGACACTGCTAATCCTGATAACGAAGGTAAAGTCTTCCTGTATCGTTATGGTAAGAAGATCCATGACAAAGTGATTGCTGCAATGCAACCTGAGTTCCAAGACGAGACACCAATCAACGTCTTTGATTTCTGGGAAGGTGCTAACTTCAAACTGAAGATCAAAACTGTAGGTGGTTACTGGAACTATGATAGTTCTGAATTCGCAGCACCTTCAGCATTGAGTGCTGATGATGAAGAAATGGAATCACTATGGCAGCAAGCATACTCGCTGGAATTTTACACTAATTCTGATCAGTTCAAATCTTATACAGAATTAGAGAATCGCATGAGCATGGTTCTCGGTACTTCCACACCATCTGCTCCTAGCGTAGAGAGTGAAGAGTATGATCCTGCTCCTGTCTCTTCTAGCACTGCTGACTTCAACGCACCAGACATCACTTCATCTTCTAATGATGACGATGATGCTCTGTCCTACTTCGCTAAACTTGCAGCAGATTGATTAAAACTCTTGGTAAAGCTCTGCTTCATCCAGTAACTCTGGTCAACCTTTCGTTGTTTGGTATGTTACTGGTGATTCAGATCGTTCACACTAAAGCACACCTTACTTTAGAAACAGATGTTCATGGTCATGTTCATAGAGTATTGAAAAAGAAACCAGAACTAGCAACATCTGCTTGCTACAAAATGGGATTCTCAAAATGATAAAAGGGGGAAATTTTTTCCCCCATTTTTTTGCCTAAAAAAGTCGATCAAACTCCAGTCTTCTTCAACCTACTAGTAATAGTATCTGTAGAGTCTGAGTACTTATTATTTGTACGGAACTCACGAATAAAGTTATCTAAGTATACTGGTTTTAGTAAGAAGATATTTTTTTTGCTATCATTTAGATCGCTTTCATATTCAAAAATAGTTACAGGTTTTGCCCACTCATTACCTGGACTAGTAACTACTTGATTCGTACCTGAGTCGTAATATTTGTGCGAGTCTGTATAAAATTGTTGATCAACAATAATTCCTTTATTTTGTACAACAACCCCTGTACTATCAGTTTTATAGAAAGTTTCGTAGTGTTTGATTGTACCATAAGGATCGTTATACTTTCCCTCTAATATTTTTCTCAAAGTAAACGAGTCTTGTGGCCAGTCAAACAATGGGTTGACAATATTATTTGTAAGAAGAATTACCCAGTCTAATTGTGGATCTCCATAAGCAATGTTAGCAATCATCCATGGTTTTTCAAAGTCACTTACATTATATTGTTTAAAGAACACTGCATATTTTTTAAAGTCATCACTAATTTTATATCTACGAAAAAAGTTTTTCGCTACAACATATTCCGATTCAGAAAAAGGATAACTAATAGGTTTAGTATCATACTTAATGTCTGGTATGTAATTAAAGTATGGCATTAGTAAGAAGCTCCTCCGTATGAAATTTCATTGCTGTAAACAAGTTTAGTCTCTGCGAATGTTACTGTTAGTTTAGTTGCGACAGGAGATCCATCTCTATATGTAGCGTAAGCTCCATCAGGTGTGTACACAATTTTTACATTAGTAATAGCACAAGGTTTATATTGAACTAGATATGGATGCTCTGCTGCTCCTTTCATAAACTTAACGATGCATAGGTTAGGTACACCAATAAAGTTGCTATTGCTATTTTCTTCTGCTTCTCCCTTTGCATCACCAAAAACATTATTAATAGTATTACCTGGAGATGCTCCAAGTCTCGGCAAGGAAGCACGTTTAAATGTTGTAACGATATCACGTATCATTTCTGCTTCTTCTTTAGTTTTTGGTGACATTAAAAAGTCTAACCCAAAAGTTCTCATCTCAAAACCAGTGAATAGTAATTCTACATTTGGGTTAAGAATAACTCCACCGATACTACCTAACACATCATTGGCGTCAATAGATCCACCGATTTTTCCTGGAAGACTATTTGTGGCAGTAGCAATCGCCTCCCCGACAATAGCAGGACCGCGTTGCATAAAACTCTTAAGACCATCTCCAACTTTACCAGCTGAAGTTCCTAAGTTGTTTGAGTTTGTCACTGCACCAGCAACTCTCATTATATCTGCGCCAGTGTTAGTGAAACCTTTTCCACCCCATTGAGAACCATATTCAGCACCTATATCTTCAGGCATATACATAGCAATATTTGGGAGTCCGGCAGTAACAAACTCATTAATATTATTATTATAAATGTTTACAGCGCCAGCATTTTTTACCTGTTTTCCCTTGTCAGTAATGACGTTGTTACCATCTGTAGCAGCAAAAGGTGGTGAGTATTTTACGAATTGGAAATTAACATAGTCAGTAAACTCATCATAGACTTTATCTTTTGGATAAGTAAGTCTTTCTTTGGGAGATGTTGTGTTACTGCTCCCGGAAAAACTATATGGTATTATCTCTTTTCCTAAGTATTCGTTATTGACATTCTTCTTTGTACCCGCCTCATCCTCGGGAGATGGCAATCCTACAGCTTCCAGAAACCAATTAGTCATTACTTACTCATCTCCCTTGATTGTTTGCTTCCATAACCTTTTACTACTCTAGTGCCTTTGACTCTATCGTAATTAGATTCGTTAGTTTCTTCCCAAACCGATTCTTTATCGTATGGAAATGTAGTAGAACCTATATTTCTAACAAAATCTTCGGTCGGTAATAGTATAGCAGTGTCCCATTCATCGGCAGCAATGTCTAGGAAGAGACCATCAACATGATTCTGCAAGTATTTATGAAAACACTTCTTAGGAATGTCAATTCTACCTTGCATTAATTTTACAACTGCTTGTATTCTTTTCTTTGGGTTCATGTAATGTAGGTTAGCACCAAAAAATTCAGTTGGTGATGCCTTAACAACATAAACAAGTGGAAACTTATCATAGTATGGTAAGTGTCTCATCTTTGCTGTGTATTCAAACATAAAAAGATGTCCTTCTTTAGGATACCTACGAAGGGTATTCTCATCTTGATTTGAATTAAGTTCGTCTCTTACAAACTTACTCATGTCCTTTTTATATGATGATGCTACTTGTTTTGTAGCAGAACGATACCAGGATAAACTTTTCTTTTCTCCGCCCGTCGCGTTGCTTACTTTTTCAAACAACGTGTCTGGATTATTCTAGGTTTTGTTACGTTGAATCGTTTTAAAACCTTGTGCCATTTTATACTCCTAGATGATCTTCGGTGAGGATTAAAAATTTCATCTGCCTGTCCTCACAGAAGTCCTCAGCTGCAGACCACTTAGCGCGGTTCTTAGCGTAAGTTAGAACTTCTCTTCTCCAAGAGGCAGTCTTACGTTTTGGTTTCTCATTCGGTGCTTGTGTTTGCTTCTTGGGTTTAACTTCGATCAGATATTTACTGACCATGCCTGACTTAGA